GCAATTTAACTCTTCTAAAAAGATTTTTAGTTCTTACATAATCTGTAGATGAATGCCTAGTCCCAAAAGGGGACTGGTAAAACATATCTGGTAACTCTTTAAAGTAAGACATCAGTATCCGACTCCGCTATCGATTTGATCGTAATCTTCGCCATATATTGGGTTGAGTTCTTTGAATTGTAGTTGCAATTGCATATGAACTGGTGTTCCATCTCTGTAGGTTGCATAGGTACCTGAACCTGTGTAGTTCACTCCCATATTGACAAGAGCACAAGGTTTAAACGAGTGCAAGAATGGATGTGGACCATTACCTTTCTTGTACTGTAACTGAAATACACTCGGTGACTGTATTAAGATTCCACCATTGCTTGCTGGAACCATTGATCTCTTGAATGCATTAATGATTTTTTTAACCATTTCACCTTCAGGATTACTTCTTGGTGCAAAGTCAAATGTAAATCCAAAAGAACGAAGATTCACACCACTAAAGAGCAATTCTAAGTTTGGATTAAGAATCTGACCTGTAGCACGAGAAATTAATGCACTCGGTGAAGCACCAACACCATATCCAGCAATTGCTGCTATAATTGCCTTTTGATTTCCACTCTCACTCGCTTTATCTAATAACGCTGATCCCATTCCTTGGAGAGCACTAGGAATACCTTCACCACCACTGACAGCACCAATTGCGTTGATGCCAGCAGCTTGTAGTGGATTGAGGGAATCTTCACCCCAACTAACTGAATTGGTATCATTGATACCGTTTGGTATTGGTAATGTAATAAAATACTGTGAGTCTTTCTTGGATGGTCCTCTTGATCTTTCTGATGCTGTAGATAGTCCTTTTATAATATTTGAACCTATCTGTTTTGCATTAATGGAGGCACCAGTGCTGGATAAGTTGAAATCTTTTTCGCCACCTTTACTATTATTTTCTACATATTTTATTTCCTCAATACCATCAAATAACTGCTTGTTTGGTACAAATTTTGATACAGTAATCGAAAGATAATCGGTGGAGTTATCAATTCTGGCAAGTGGATATCTTAGAGCTTTATCCGCAGCACCTTTACTCTTCCCACCAATATTTGTGCCAGGTTTATTCTTACCCCTAGCAGGTCTGGAAGCAACTGACTCACTTCTAGAACCAGTGCTCTTTATATTTCCGCCAGATTTTGCTTCAGGCATATACGCTTTCTCTTGACATTAGAGACTTTTTAGTTATTTAGCTGAAAATTTCCAAAAGGTATTAACTGCAAATCTTTTATCTCTGCCGGATATGCTTCAAACAGTCCACCTCCAACTTCATTCCATGTATACTGTCGTGGTGTACCCCAATGATAATTGACTCCACGAAATCCCCAAGCAAATATATCAGTTACTGCAACCAGAGGATTTTGATCGTATCTTATATTAGGTGTTTTAGGTGTATATACAAAAATATAATGTTTTCCAACTTCAGGCATTTTATCGCCTTCATTCATTACTTCCATTAACTTAATCATCAAATCATCAGGATCCTCAGTACCATTCAAACTATCTGATACTGTACGTATCCTATTACGATTTTCATCAGTATCTGTTGGATTTCTTCTTTGTTGGAGTGTCTTTCTTGGCATTACTTAATACCGAGTTCGTTTTCAGTAAATACTTTAAATTCATAACCACGATCGAGACACCATTCATTTGCTGCCCTCCACTTTGCCTGATTTTTGGCATATTCAAATGCTTCGTTTAAATACTTTTTGGTCTGTCTTTTTGGTTTAGGTGGAGGTGAGCATTGCTTCTTTGGTTTAATCTCTATTAGATATTTCTTAAGAGATCCATTGCTTTCTTTGACTTTAATGGCAAAGTCTGGAAAGTAACGATGAACTCGTTTATCAAGTGGTGATCTATATGGAATGGCAATCTCTTCGGAACGCCATTCAAGAATATTTTGATTCAAATCACAATATTTCATAAACTTACGCTCCCAGAGAGAGCGATATATGATTTTTGTAGGGTCACCCTTATACTTTTTTGGATAAGATGGTTGATATTTTCCCTTATATGACATCTAAATAATGATAACGAAACCCGTACAGGTATTTAGAGTGGCGGCACCAAGACCTAGAAAAATATCAGAATTTAAACCAACGTTTTCAAATTTAGCACAAACATCCCACTATCAACTGTCTTTTGGTGGTTTGTCTTTTCCATTACGTCAACATTTAGCAATTAGAGGAGTTGATAGTAGATTTATTGGAGAGACAGCAGGACTTCTATGCAGTAGTGCTGTCATTCCAGGTTCATCTATTGGAACTGCTGATATTGCAGGAAACTTTATGGGTGTTGCTGAAAAGATGGCACATACAAGAGTCTTCACTCAAATTGATCTTGAGTTCTATGTTGATAAAGATTATAAGACAATGAAGTTCCTTGAGCACTGGACCGAATTTATCTCCAGTGGATCAGGAGAAAATCCAGGAAGGAGCGGATATTATTTTAGGATGCAGTACCCAGATGATTATAAGTGCGATAGAACAAAGATTGTTAAGTTTGATCGTGACTATAAACAATCTATCGAATATACTTTCTTTGGAATGTTCCCAATCTCTCTCAACAGCACTCCAGTTTCATACGGTGGATCTGATATTTTGAGAGCAACAGCATCATTTAACTATGACAGATATGTTGCTGGTGCTGTCAGCAGCCTTGATATTGCTAGAGGAAGCGATAACAATAAAATGATAACTGGACTTACTGGAATGTTAAGTTCATTGGGTGGGGATAGAGAAAGTAAAATCAAGCAACAGCAACTTGAGAGTGGGCAGAGGAAGATTGTTGATCCTGGTAGTTCTGGCGGTATTGTTAAAAACTTTAACAAAAATGGAAATCAAACGGGACCAGTAATTATTAGAGAGGTCACTAAATAAAATTAACTGATATTGTTATTATAGGTTTATTATGCCTTTACCAAAAATTTCGACTCCCATTTATGAGTTGACATTACCTTCCACCAAAAAGAAAATCAAATATAGACCATTTTTGGTCAAAGAAGAGAAAGTTCTGATCATCGCTATGGAAAGCGAAGATACAAAACAAATCACAAATGCAGTAAAGACAGTTATCAAGAACTGCATTATTACTCGTGGTGTTAAAGTAGAAGCACTTTCTACATTTGATATTGAATATCTTTTCCTTAATATTCGTGGTAAGTCTGTTGGTGAAGAAGTTGAAGTTCTAGTGACCTGTCCTGACGATGGTATAACTCAAGTCCCTGTTACTATTCCACTTGACGAGATTACAGTTCAAGAAAATGAAAAACATTCCCGTGATATTAAACTTGATAGTGATTTGACTTTGAGGATGAAGTATCCATCAATGGAAGAGTTTGTAAAGAGCAACTTTGCTATTGGTGATGATATAAGTTTAGAAGATACATTTGAAATTGTTTCATCTTGTATTGATCAAGTATATAATGAGGAGGAATCTTGGTCTGCTTCAGAGTGTTCTAAAAAAGAACTTGCAGACTTTATGGAACAGTTGAGTTCTAAACAATTCAAGCAGATTGAAACTTTCTTTGAGACGATGCCCAAACTTTCTCACACTTTTAAGGTCAAAAATCCAAAGACTGATGTTGAAAGTGAGGTAGTTCTTGAGGGTTTATCGTCTTTTTTCGTGTAGGTATGGCTCACACTGACCTTGAGTCATACTACAAAGTAAATTTTGCTTTGATGCAGCACCATAAATATAGTTTGATAGAACTTGAAAATATGATACCTTGGGAAAGAGAAATATATCTCACACTTCTCAAGCAATATATTGAAGAGGAAACACTAAAGGAAAGGGCAAGAGATGGCGGAAGTCTCTGACGCACAACTAGCACAACTAGGTAACAAGTTAGAAAGAATTTCTATCAGAGTAAATTCTTTCGGTAGTTCCCTGGCGACTATTTCCAATCAGATGGCACAAACATCTGCTCTAGAGCAGATGAAGGAGAAGCAAGAGCAAGATAGACAAAGGATATTAGCAGAACAACAACTTGCAGCAGGAAAGGAAAGCGTCTTCGAGCGCAAGATGCAAGGTGCATTGGTAAAACCTCTGCAGGGTCTTCAAGTAAAGACTGCAGGTGCTCTGGAGTCATTAAAGAGATTCTTTATTTCTTTAGGTATCTCTTGGTTAACCAGGCAAGGATTTAAAGCATTACAGGCTCAGAAGGAAGGTAATAGAAGCAAATTAGAAGAAGTTAAAGATAGTGTTCTCTCGACGATAAGAAAAGTCTTTCTTGTCTTCACCATCCTTAAAAGAGGTGTTTCTGGAGTTATTCGCACAATATTTGGTATTAGTGGAAAGATATTTAATGCAGTATTCACTGGACTGATCAGGAAACCATTCCGTGCTTTGATGAATGCTATTAGAGGTGCATTAAGAATCGCAACTAATAGCATTGGAAGAATGTTTGGACGTGCTCCGCGTCCTATGAGACAACCAAAAACTAATACATCTGGAGGAAAACCTACACGTAGTGGAGGAAGAGGTCCAGGACTTTTTGACAAACTTTTCACCGGCATTTCCGGATTTTTGAACTTCAAAAATGAAGAGTATACAGACGCCGGTCTTGCTGGACTGGCTCTTGCTTTACCTAGAGGCGGAAAACTTGGTCTAGTCAAATATTTAGCAGGTGCTGGATTGCTTCTAGATGATCTTGCAGAATCTTTTGGAGGTAATTTGTTTGGAAAAAATCCAAATCAACAAAAAGAACTATTCGATGCAGTTGATGAAGTAAAACAAAGTGAACAATCAGCACAAGCAGAAACATCATCAAATGTTGAACCAACTGAAGGTTTGATGGGTGGAAAATCTATGGGTGATGATCATCATGATGGTGGTGTAGAAGCAAATACTTCTCAAGCAAACTTCCAAAACATAGATGAACCAACTCCTGCAGATGTTTCTCCTGCAGGATCATCTGAACCACCAGCAGCACAG